ATACAAGGGATTCTTGTAAAGTTACATCTGTGTAGTATGACAAAACGTCACCCACATATGCAGCCATTTCCAAAAACATCATACCAGGAGATGTTTCATTAAAATCTTGGTATGTATTTGGAAAATAATTTTTTGCAAAATCTATAAGATTCTGCTTCAGAGAAGCAAAATCTCTCGATAAATAACGAATATCTTTCTTTACTAAATCAGCCATTGTAAACTGCCTCTTCGATGGTCAAATTGCCTGTGTCTGATATAAATATCTGAATCGGCAAATATATGTTTGTTCCGCTAACATATACCTTCAAAGTTATACCAACAGCATGACTTGGATCGTCCACTCTACCGTCTTCACCCATGTTTATATTTACATCCAATTCTTCTATTAAAAGAAAAGGCATCCACGTTCCTATTGCATCGGTTATTTCATTTTTCAAACTAGTTTGAAACTCTTCTTCGCTACTGATATTTTCAAATAATATTAATCTGAGTTGTGTTCCAAACTCAGGTAACATATATCTCTCACCCTTTGCAGTTAGAAGTAGGTTTTTCAAGTTAGAATAAACCTGATTTCTATTGGTGTAACTTTGAAAAAATACACCATTAGGATTATTAAATGGTATAGTTACACCAATTGGTTTTGCAAATCTTGTATCAACTTTTTGTTCAGTTGGTACTACAATGTTCTTTCTTCTGAAAAATGAAGCTCCACTCAATTTTTATCTCCCTTTTTTCTCATTTATTTTTGCCATCAATGCAGAATAGTCACGGGTAAGTGCCTGTGCAACTTCAGGTGCTACTACATTTGGATCTACACCCCGTGGCATTGCTCCCATATTATTTGAAAAGGCATTCAATGAATCAGTTGTAAATCGCATTTCCATGTCATCACCTTCAGTAATTAAACTTTGTTCCATAGAACGACGAGTTTCATCAAGTAAAGCTTGAATACTTGTTAAGCCTGTTTTTGATTGAGGTGGTGTTTTCTTTGTAACTTTGTTTGCTTCCTTTACAAGATTCATACCATGTGATAAAACCTTACGGTCATCTTTCTTTTGATTTTCGGTAAGTTTCTTGTCAAGTGCATATTCTATTTCCTCACGAATAATAGAACGAATTTGTTTTAAAAAATTTGATGTGTCCATGATAACTCCGTTATGTAATTTGTTTGAGTATTGTTGACAAACTTGTATTTATATTTTTTTTGTTTTTATTCACCGAGTCAAGATATGTACTAATTGTTGGTGTAATATTATATTTTGCATTTAGTCTATTTGTAGATCTATTTACATCACCTGTAATTTTTCCAAATACAACATAATCTTTTTTACCACAAAATTTTGAAATACTTTGAGCTTTGACAGCAATTTGAGTTCCATTTCTATCATTAGCTCCACTAGTATTTCCACCGATAGTAATCATATTTCCACTATTACTGAGATAAACACACGTTTCTACGTGGGTACTGGTACCAACTGATACCGTTGCCATACCCCAATCTAAACCCAATAAAAAATTTAAAAGTTTTTGACCCGCAGGTAATAATTCTCCTTTTTCTTTGAAGTGATAACCTTTTACAAATATCGCTCCAACACCGTTTGAATTATAATTTTCTGGATTATTAGGCAACCAAGAATTTTGAAAAGCTATTTTTCCGTCTTTATTATTTTTTATTGTTGCTGGTGCATTAACTAAGCCTTTTCCTGCTAGATTTCTATGGTAAACGTCAACATTAACGGTATTTCCTCCTGATCTAGATAATCCTGCACGATTTGTTAAAAAATCTGTCCAAGCACCACACCAATACGGCTCATCTGCCCATGAAGGATTTTGTTGAAAAATTCCAATAGAAGTTCCAGTACCACGATCATATACCATACTATTATTAAGTATCATCATATGCTGTTCTGTATTTTCTTCTGCAACATAAGGTACTTTATCATTAAAAATACCTACTTGTGGAACATTCATAGCAATTATTACATCCCAAACTGATTTTATAGATATTCCTTTTGTTAAAGTATTCCAATCTGCTCCAAATTTATATTTAACAAATCCTTTTATAGATTGTATTGCAGTATTTTTTTCGTTTTCTTTTTTTCCGTCCTTTGTAGTTGGTCCAACTACCGCACGATATGCCCAATACGAATTATCGTTTACTTTACCTTGTTCAATATAAGAAGTGACACGTACACCAGTTCCAACGGGTGATGAATTTATTTTTAAATCCTTTACAACTTCTTGTGTTTGAGCTCCACTATTATCAACTGTTGCTGGTGCAGATTCTGGACTATTTAAGGATTTTTCTTTAGCATCCTCTTTTTTTAATTCCGCCTCTGGTTGTGCAGATGATGTAGTCTGTGTCTGTGGAGGTTCTGATTTAGTTGTTCCATCTTGTTCTCTTTTCTTTTTTTCGTCTTCTATTTTTTTTATATTATCGAGAACATCACCAAAATCATCGGTTCGTATATCATCAACAATTAAAGATTCATCTTTATCTTCTTCATATACAAAATCCAAAAGTTTTACTTTTTCTTCCTCAGTTACATCCGGATTTTCGGTTTCTATATTTGCAATTAATAATGGCATACTATTAACTCACATTAACTTCAGGAGTTTGTGGAACGAAAGTAGGATTAGGGTTAGGTTTCGCATCTCCAGCTTGATTATTCGTACCTTCTGTATATTGAGTATTATTTCCTTGCTTTCTTTCTGTTGCCGCATCTTTATCTCGTTGAGAAGCTCCTCCTGGATTTTCATTTAGGAAAACAAGATTACTAGGTAGTTCACGTAATTTCTGTCTTAATCCTTTTAAATCAGATTTAACCATAAAAAAATCAGATGCATTTATAGGCACACCCGATGGTCCAACACCAGTTGGGTGTGTTTCTTTTGTTATGTGTTCTATTAATTTATCTATTGTATCACAAAGATTACCCAACCACTCTAAAGTCCTGTCTCCTAACAATACAGGCGAAACAGCATTTATACCCAAACTAATTTTATTACTTTCAACTTCAACTACTTGTTTTGCATCAAGTGAAATTGCCTTTTCAGAAGAAAGTCCTATACCTTCTTTTGAAAAAGCAATCAATTCTTGTTTACGAGCGTTAAATATAATCCTATCTGATGCTATAATAACTTGATTGCCAGCAAATTTATTTTTGTTAAATAAATCTACACTCTTATCTTTTATAGAAGGAGTGTAAGTTGATGCTGGTGTGAATTTTACTTCTTGTCCAGATGCCAACCATATAGAGGCATCATCTTCATCTGGATTCTCAAGAATAAATTCGTTGAATGGTTTTTTCTTTGGATTTGTTCCATTAGAAATAATAAGAATTGGATTGCCTGTGTCACCCAATCCTTTCTTCCAAATAGGTTTTGTAGGATAGTTTCTTTTCTCATTTACGGTTGAACCAAAACGAATTGATTGTCCCCATCTGCCTTCGAGAATAATATCACCCGAATAAGGTTGAATGGGATAGACATCGAGACGTTCTGGAAAGGCAGGGTCGATAGTAGTAGATACTTGAAGTCTGCTTTTTACCTTGTTGGATATACCATCTTGGGCATTTTCTCTTGAATTTTTATCTTTAGTGCTGGTGTCTTTTAGGTATTCCGTTATACCTGGTAATCCATTGTGATGAACAGAACTTTGTACCGATACAGGATTTGTGTAGTAATATTCTTGTGATACTCTTCCAGCACTATTATATGCAGTAGGTGCCTTCATAAGTACAACAACTTCACCGGCAACTGGTATATTTTTTAGATTTACATCTAATGCCCTTGCTTGGATTTTATCGTTAGCTGCTTGTGAACCATAAGGACCAACTAGTTTACAGATAATAGTGTATAATTTTTCTTTATCCTTTCCACTAAAATCTACATCAACAACTTCAGCAGTTACGAGTTCATAATCTTGTCCGGCTAATATCGTCTTTGATGGATTCATCTACTTTTATCTCCTCTTGGCTCTCACTTATAGATTTTATTTCTTTAAGAAGATTATCTTTTTCTTCGTCTGTTAAGAATGAATTACCTTCTTCATTCTTATTAGAGACCATTCTTTGAACAACTGCTGCCATTTTTACAAGATGTTCATCGTTCTTAACGGCAACTTCCATATAATCTTTGATAACAGGTACAAGAAGAGCAGCGTCACTTATGTTTGTAATAAGTGGTTTTAAATCAGCAATAAGAAGATTGATTTGTCTATCTTTCTTCTTTTGATTCTCGTAAATATCCTTTAATAAATCCGAGAATTTTTTACTTCCAAATATTTCTGCATCAAAGTTCATATACTATAATTATATTAATCCTCAATAATATCTCTAATATCATACCAAGATAGTTTTGCTATATTAGTGCCATCTGTATATTCTTTATACAGTTTCATGTAGATGATTTTTATCTTTGTTATTACGTTTGTGATGTATTGTGATTTTACACCCGTTCTCTCTCTTATCAGTATGTATATTGCCTTTTTGTTATAGTTTTCTATATTCTCACGGGTTTTAAACAAATAAAGAACTGAATCTGCTATTTGTATATCCCGTTGTTTGGAGAAAATTAAAGCAAGATATTTTTCCATGACTTCCACGAACATATTTATGAAATCACTTTGTTCGTCTATTAATTCACTACGAACTTGTTCGTTCACCACATTGCGTTCTGTGTCAATCATTTCTATATCATGTTTTGCTTTAAACTGATAGTAGTTTTTATTATTTTCAGCAATTAGATAATTCTTAGCAACTATGGAGAAATAAGAAAATGCTTTTCCATTTTCTTCCTTATACTTACAAAGTTTTTCGTGTAAGAATGTTACCACCTCATGTTTTACATCTTCGTGAGAAACATCAAAGTTATAAAACTTAAAACGGTGAATCATTATCTCTGCTAATTTATAAAAAGCAGGGTGAATTTTCTTCGTGTAAATTATATTTCTTGTTACAGAATCTTCACAGTTATTATACTCTATAATAGCATTTTCGGTGTCCTTTGTGAAATAGACATTTTGTTTTTTACGTGTTGCCATACTCTACCTCACTCCTCATCTCTTAAAGTTGTCATGTAACCAAGCACCGACGGAGATGAATTATTTTCAGTCTCACCTTGTTCTATATCAAGGTAGCTTGCAATATCGTTAATTATCTTTTTTAATTCTTTGAAGAATATACCTACCTCATCGTCCGATTCAAACGCACCTCTTCTATCTAATTGTTTTAAGTAAGAAGTTTGACTTAAAACTCTATTTCTCATTGCAAGTATAAACTCTTCATTTTGTTTTGATATTTCTTCGAGTTTACTATACTTGTTATAAAGATTATAATTTACAAAAACAGATGCCGCTAACAATAACAACACTATTATTACCATATTTATCCTCTCCCCAAGCTTGTTTTGTTATCTAGACTAGCGGCATCCGATGTTTTTCGAATGTTGTTAGGTTCTATAATTGAATCAATTACACCTAATTCCAACGCTTCTTGTGGTGAAATATAATAATCTTTTATGGTTATATCTCTCCAAAATTTCTTATCCTTATTTGAATTATCACTCATAATCGTAACAAGGATTTCTTCTAACTTCTCCATGTGTTGTACGTTAGCCTTCATATCCGAAGACTTACCATAAATACCCGAAGACATTTCATGGAACATGATTGTACTATTCTTTGAAGCTGCACGAATTCCTGTTCCTGAACATAAGATAAGTGCTGCAGCAGACATTGCTCTTCCTCGGCAAATCGTATTAACTTTAACATTCAAACTTTGTATGAAGTCAATAATACCTAATGCCTCATAAACATCCCCACCGTCAGAATTCAAAATAATGTTTATAGGATCATTCTTTTTCTCTTCTGGACGCATATGTAATATGCCTCGTATTCTTAATATAAGGTCATATAAAGTACCGTCCATAATATCGCCAAATATCAATACACTTGAAGTTTCATAGTCAAATCCATAATCTATTTGAGTAAGTGCTTCTTTCCATTTAAGTGGCAATTCATCAGAAGACTGAGAATCTTTGATAACTGTTCTTTTTTGTTCTAATTCGTCATCATACATATTATTCATAGCTCTCATCCTTTCTTTTTTTTAGATTTATTCTTTGATAGTTTCGAGAATTCTATAACAATCTTATCATCAATCGACTGTTTTTTCTTTTTAGGTTTATCCGATTTTTTAATTTCGGTAGGTGGTAGTGTACCAAATAAATTCTCTTGAATCTCACCTTTATGATACACATTTCCTTCGGAATCAACAAATTCATTCATAAACTTCCATCCTCTCGGATAACCACTTGACTTTTTATTTTCAGGCATTGGCAATGAATTTGCCGTACACTTCCAACAAAGAACTTTTGTTATGTTATCGTCAACAAGAACTTTTTCATAACAAAACTTCCCTTTAAAATATTTACTCTCTGATGTTCTATTTTCACAAGTAATATACTTCATATTATCATCTAATAAATGGTCGTGTTGGTTTCCACGGATTTTCTATAACCACATTTGGTTTTGTTTCATCGTAGAATTCATCAATGTTATTTGTATTTTCATCTTCGCTCAATATACTAACTTCTTCGTTGTTTTCCAACTTTTTATTTTTCTTTGTTCTCTTTGATTTTATTACCACCCTATCTAAAGGTGGATTATCTACCGATTGTGTTACAGAGTCAGTTATTTGATCATTTATAGCGGATGGGAAACTTTGGACAGGTTCTTCATACCCGATTCCAATCTCTTGTCCAATTTCACTCAAGTCATCCAATGATTCATTTTGTTTTTCTTTTGAACTCAAATGATTCGCTGCGATAACCAAACTAACCGCGAGTGGGTCAAATACAATAACAAGAATAAGAATAAACCAATTAACCACATTATCCATCGGTATGCCGGTTATTCTACTCAAGTAAAGAAGTGGACCTAATTCTGATGAGAATGATTCATTTGTTACTGTAAGTTTTGTTTGGTCTATCTTTGCAATAGAATCTGAAAGTGCAAACGATTTTTGAGTCAAGGTAGAAATATCGTTGTTTAGATTTTCCGATGACTTATCAATAGATGTTATATTTTTTGATAGACCATTTGTACCACGTTTCTGTGTTAGTTGTTGTGTGTAAGCATTTTGTTGTGATACACGAATTTGGTCGAGTGATTTTAGACGATTATTTTTATCTTCTATTGCTTTATCAACTTGTGCTTTTTGTTCACCAAATAATTTCTTCTTTTGGTCAAGTAAAACCATTTCGTTTTGTGCTTTATAGATTACCTTTGCGGTTTCCTGATATGAGTTCGTTAGATACCCATAAACACCAATAGAAGTAATTGCCATAAGGACTACGGCGGCAGAAAGAAGATAGGCTTTGAAAAGAAGACGGAGTGTTTTAAAGTGGTCGTGTAGGAATGTTACAACAACAAGTTTGGAAAGTTCTAACATTGCTGCCATACCAACAACAGACCAAGAACCACCTGAAAATAATTTGGATATACCGAATACAGAATAATAACCTGAAAATGTAGCTAATCCAATCGCACAAAACCAAATAAGGTTTTTAAGGTTGAATAGTTTAGATAACATTAGCATTTCCCATTGTTTTACGATATTCGAGTAGTGCCAGTTCTTTTGCTTTACATTCCAACATAACATCTACGTCATATCCATAAGTATTTATTTCTTCCAAAATGTAGTCTGCATGAGCTTGTGGCTTATCCTTTGGATTACCAGATTCCTTTGGTTTGGATGACGAGTAATGAACTACGGGGATGATACTATCACGCCAAGTTGACATAGCAAGTTCAAGAGCTTCTTGTTCAGTTAAATCACCTGTGTTGAATGTATGATGGTGGTAATCAAACACAATTGGAATACCGATACGTTCATGGATATACATCAAGTCTTTTACACTATACATACTTGCTTTATCATCGTTTTCAACCGTAAGACGAGATTTGACAGAGTGTGACAATTTGTCATAGTTGTCACAAAATCTCTGCATACTTGCAATTTTATCACCGTATGTTCCGTTACAATGAATGTTTATCTTGTTGTATGGTGAGTTATAGAGTCCTAATAAATCAAGTACCTTACCGTGATTTTCTAGGTCGATAATAGTGTTCTGAACTACTTTCTCATTAGGTGAACAAAGTACGTTAAACGGGCCAGGGTGACACCCTAAACGAACGCCATTGGATTTTGCGTACTCACCAGTACGTTTCATTACCTCTGCAATTTCTTCGATGTTAGGGAGGTTTTCTATACCATATTCAGATGCCCAAGGGAACATATCAGACGATATACGAAATAGTTTGATATTGTTATCCACGTTCCAATGGATGATAGTTTCCAAGTCTTTGACGTTTTGGAGACCAAGTTCGGCAGCGTAATTGATACCACGTTGGAGAAATGTTTTCTTTATCATTGACCGATTGGTAGTAATTTTTTTCTTACCAAGAGTCATATTGATGCAGGCATAACCGAGATTCATAACAATCCTATAATGAATATTTGAGATACAATATAAGTAAAAAAACAATGGGAAACAAGAAAAATCTTGTCTCCCATTCAAAATTTTATACCAAGATGGTTTAATCAACCTTGATATACTTAACCTTGTTTTCCGTCTTTTTCACTTCCAATTTTGGAATTGAAAGTGTAAGAACTCCGTTCTCGTGTTTAGCAGTAATACCATCGAAATCATATTCTGCATAGTTGTTGATGACAAATGAACGTTCAAAATAAGATTGCTTCAATTCACGGAGAAGATAACGAACTGTTTCATCTTTCTTCTCGTTTTCCTTCTTACCCGATATGGTAAGAGTTTTTGTATGGTCTTCGTTATCCTTGACTGAGATTTGAACCTCATCCTTTGTTAGACCTGCAACCTCGGCAATAAACTTGATTTCCGAATCCGTTTCAAGTATGTTCACCTTTGGATATGATGCCTTTTGAAGTGCATCAATTCCGAACGTCTTTGAAAACTCAGGAAATGTTTTTGAAAAGATATTGTCAAACAACCTATCGGTTGGAAGGAACGGGTCGTTCCATAAAGCGGATGGCAAGTGTGCCAATTCATATTTGTTACTCATAGTAACCTCCTATAAAAAATTAAACAATCAGTTAGACTTGTTTTATCACCAACCCGTTTGGCATCGGTGATTTATTATAAGTATTAAAATTTATTTTTATTACTTAGTAGGTTTTCGTTGCTTAGGACGATTATTTTTTTCAGTACCGTTTGTTTTATTTCCCTTGTTATAAGGACGCTTGTTTTTATTTGGTTGTCCATCATTTCGTTTAGTCTTCTTTTCGACTACGGGTGTCTGTACAGACTCCACATGACTTTGTAGTGCGTTTATAATCGCTTGTTTGTCATCGATATTCTCAACGAGAGAATTGATTTGTCTTTTATTAAAGAACCAAAAAGCAGCCCCAGCAAGGCAGATAGATATGAAAATAATGAGTAGTGTTAGCATAAATGTATTCCTTTATTTTAAAATACTAAAAATATAATTATCGTCTTCTGTTTTTTGGACGAATACCTTTGAATAGGTTGTTATGAAATTCGAAAATATGAAAATTAGACTGTACTTGAAATCTTCACTCAACTTCTCATTGAATGAAAAGATAACACCGTTGTTTGAAATATCTAAGCATTTAGATACTGTTTTCAACAAAAAGTTATGTTGCATATCGCCATAAAGGTAATCGTTGAAAACACCGGTCAATATACACCAATCATAATTGGAGGTCTCTCCGTTGGTATAGTTATCGAGATATTCTTGCATTGAGATATTCCAAAATTCACTTGAAGTAAAAGTTTTGGATAACTTTTCAATACGAAAAGTATCTACATCTACTCCTGTAAATGTTGTTAATTCTTTCGGAGAAATATCCCAAAAATTACAAAGTGAATCTATTATGATTCCATCTTTATATCCAGCTCCTAAATGTAGTATTGTATCATTCGATGCAATTTTATGTTGAGCTATGATATTTTCCTCTATTGTAAAATTATCAATCATTGTCAAATAATCCAAAATAATCCATATTTTTGTTTCGTCTACGTTTATTTATTCTATTTTTCTTATCCGATGAAGAATACATTTCTGTTCTTAATGGATGCGTTCTATTGAAATTTTGAGTCATCTTTAAACTTAGTTCAGCCATCTCCCATGCTTTATGGGGGTCTTTTGTTGGCGGAAATAAATGTTGTTCCGATAGATTAACACCATTGATGTCAATATACAAATTTTTCTGTGAATCAAAAAGCATTTTTGCAGTTGGAAATTTTTTCTTTATCCTTTTGATAATTTTTTCTGTGTCTGTCATACTGATTTCTTTTCTTTTATTATTACGTGATAATTTGATCTTATTATGTTTATATTGTGTTTTATAACCGAACATTTTTCAAAGTCATCTTTTTCAAGGAAATAGATAAACATATCGTAAAGTTCATCTAACTTTTGAAAGTCGGTCATTGAAGACATATCGATGAAGTAATTAGGATTTTGTTCTAACATTTCCCAATTAAAGTTGAGAGATTCCTCATAGAACTTTTTTACATCCCCCATCCGAGTGCCTCCGATATATTTGGAAAATTTTGTGTAAAGATATTTCGTATCTCATTTGCTATATCACGGTGTTCCTTCTGCGTATCTTCGAGTGTACGAAGTTCAAGGTAGTGAATCCAAGAACGAAGTGAACCCTTCATATAGAGTGTTGTCTCTGTTGCAAGGGGAAGAATATCACGAGCAACTTCACGGGCAATACCAGCATCAATCATTTGATTGTAGAGATTTAAAGAAGCTTGAAAATGACCACTTACTATATCAGATAGGTGTACACCACTTATCCATTCAGGGTCATATGCTTCTGCTGAAGATTGGCGATTCTTCTCTGCTTGTTTACGAAGTTGAATATCTTGAATGTTTGTTGCAGAAGAATAACGTTGTGAAAATTCTTGAAATGAAAATGACTTGTGACGAAGAATTTGTGCAGCAATAGAACGTCTTGTTACGATTTCCACCGTCATATCAACGAACTCAAACGGAGACCAATGCTTGTGTTTGATGAGATAGTTGATAAGACGTGGAGCTGTTTCCACGTTCATCTGATTCGATGGGTTTGATACCCGAGCAATATAAACAACGAACTCTTCGGGTGACATCTCTTTCTCAAGAGATGGATGTGTAATTGAAACTAATTTAACTTGCATTTTATTCCTCGTCTTTCTCATCTACTTCAAAAGTATCATCAAATTCATAATCATTTTCTTCGATGCTAACTTGATTCAAGTTAAACTTGTTTTGCTTACGATTTTTGTTTCTATCGTAAGATGATAGTTTTTTATCTTTTAAAATCTCATAACCATCTTCATAACTATCTGGTTTGTTTTTACGATGTCTGTAATCTCTTCCCATAAACTTTAAGTGAATTCCATGAACTTTAATAATGAATAATTTTGAATTATCTAATCTACGAAAAAAATCTTAAATTGCCAAATTATATTTTTTGATTTGATTTTTTACTTCCGCTAATCTCTCGTACTTCTCAAACTTTAAAAGTTTTTGTGTGTACGATGAAAGTATTTCTTGGAAGTTAGATTGACGTATGATAACATCTATTTCAGAGTAATCTTTTACGGTCAATGTAGTAACGATTATTTTCTCAATGTTGTTATCTAAGCAATCTATCATTGCATCATATACTTTATCGGATAAACTAAAACTAGATTCATCATCCGATACCCACAACATCATTTCTTGAATGGTATTGAATTCTATAACTTTATGACTAGCCCATAATGGGGTATCATCATTCGTGGAGTAATCTTCGTTTAACATAGTAGGAAATTGTTTCGTAGTAATCTTTTTTAGATGGTTCTTTTTTTATAGCATTTTTCATGTAGTCGTCAATCATGTCTTCCGTCAAATTATTTTCTGTTGTAATTTTGTGTTCTTCGATAATTCTTTCGGTTTCTTCGATTGCTTTGTTTAGGTGAAATTCATCATACTCAGAGTATTCTATATTGAAATCTCTCAATACTTCTTCAAGATTGAATAACCAATCAATATAGTTATTTCTTTTTTCCACCTTTCTTCTTTAATTTCTCCATTCGAATGTTTGTAATCATTCCATCTGGACTTCGATTAACCGTTAATCTGTGGTCGGCGGAATAAAGTAAATTGTATAACCAAGATATAAACATTTCAATATCTGGATTCATATCCATGAAATCTTTATTGCTTGCATTATTTTCTTTTGGCAAGTTTCCTTTTGGGAATTCATCAGATTCATCTCCAAGTGAATCAAAGAATGATTCATCAGATTCCTCTAATCCTTCTTCATCTTTCATGTCCTTGAATTTATCTTTTACTTTTGACACGATGTCTTCCATAACATAACGGTCATAATTTGTGTTTAGGTTATCTAAAAACTTTTTCCGTTGTGCTTTAGTCATCTTCTCGTCTCTATTTCCATCGGTAACGATTTCATAGTAACCTAGCATTTCTTTTATTTTCTTTTCATACTTTGTCATGTATATCTTTCTTTCGTAGTACGTTTAAGACTTCAGCATATTCATAATGACCATCTTGTATTTTAACCAACGAGTATTCTCTTATTTCCCGCATCATTTTTTTAGTACACCCATGATCCTCTGCCAACTTAACCATCACCTCTTTATTAGGACAACTTCTACTAGAAATTGTAGTTTCATCTGATTTTAAAAAGAACCAAGTTGTAATAAACCCAACTAAAAATGCAATTATAATTTCCAATAAAGTCTCCGATACACGTTAAACGTTTTTAATAAATAGGTCTCTCATACTAATAAAAAATGGGGGATAGAAGAAAAAAACTTTGGTCGGTATATTTTGATGATTTAGTCATCACTCTATACGATTTCTTCTATCCCCCGCCATACTTTATATCTTTGCCAAATTACGTTCTTCTAACTCAAGAACTAATCGTTTTGACACCTTTTTCCAATATCTACTTGTAGATTTCTTCAGGTGTCCGTTCGGACCTCCGTTCCACTTTCTTGCCAAGATAGCCATATCTTTTTTAGAAAGTGAATCTAAATTAAGATCAGGATTGTAAAACTCCTGATATATCCAAAACATCTCCGCTGACTTACTCGGATTCTTTCGGTCAGCAAGAGTGAACTTTTTATCAAGTCCTTGAATCTTACAGATTCTGTTTACTTCCTTAACCATGACAGGTTTGATTTGGATTATTCCAACCGAACCGTCTTTTGATTTTGCGTTTGCATTGCCTTTCGACTCAACCCAAACGATAGATGAATACAACACGTCCTTCATAATCAGCCCACGACTAATCGGGGTCATTGCAATCAAGGCAAAAGCCCCGATTGATAAGAAGGAGAGTGTAACCCGTTTCCATTTGTTAGTCATATCAACTCTCTCTTTTGTGGATAATTGTTTTCATTCTTTGTACAACAAATTGTTATACAGGTGTTACTACAACACTTATACCGACCAAGTATAAATATCAATTCTTTATAAAGATAATAAATTTAATCGAGATGCACAAGCATTTTTTTAACCAAGACCGCCGTTGTCACCAAGTTCAAATTGAGTGTGGTCGTAATTTTGAACGTCGGAGGAATCGTCGATGATTGTTTCTATGTCTCGAAATTCAACTTCTTTTGCAACATTACAACAGAACCAATTACCATGTGCGTCTCTTAACAGAGTATCAGTACCAAGTATTCTGTTGATGTTGATTGCAGTTTCTTCAGATGTGCTTGATGATAGTTTTCTATGTATAACATAGATTTTATCTTCATTTCTAATAATGTTATTTAACATATAGTAGCTCCAGTAGTATTAGATCTTTTTATTATAGATTATAGAGATCATAATGATCACTGGTTATAAGTAGATCCTATTTTCCCAGTGTTCACTCTTTTCCCGTGTTCACTTTTAAGATACAAAATAGATCAATACGAGTCAAGCAATTTTTATGGATTGTTCAGGGCGCCACGATAGATGTGTGGTTTCTTCCACCCAGCTTCATTTTTTGTTTTTGTGTAGTAGATAATCAGGTTTGCTTTAGATTTTGAATCTACAAACTTCACAGAAAAATTTGCAGCATACTTGTCATCAGTTTGAAACCAAATTTGTTCTGAGTTTTTGGCTTGATACTTGTCATCAGTTTTCCAAACCCACAGGTCTGCCTGATACCTGTCTTTTGTAATAAAAACCTTGTAGTGAGCGTTCTGATTTGGCGTCACGAAAACAAGTGATAAAATCATCAGTATAGTGTTCATAGATACCCCGTTTTTGGATGATTGCTTTGATGCTATTGAGTTAAAAATAGAAGGGGTATCTTCCGATACCCCTTGCCAATAAATTCACGTTGTGAGGGGTTTATTCACCCATAAGAACGTCTGGTCGTTTGATAATCTGAACGGTGTCCTCGTCAGCCCACAAAAAGCTTTCTGTGTCCCACGAGATAACATATTCAGGTGCCATGCAACCATATCGTTGATAGTACGCTCCGTATTGGTCAAACGATTCGTAAATATCAAATGAAGTATCGAATACAGGAATATCACCAGTAGTAGTTATCAAGTTTGATTCTAAGTCACCGAAGGTTGCAAAGTATTCACCTTGCTCGGGTCCATCTTCAATGTTATCGAATACCCAATTGAAAATATTTGTACGAATATCCTCGCATCGTGAAAAGTTTTCCTCTAACTGCTCCAATGTTCTTGAGTTTACGCAGGTTTCCCATTCGTCGGAGTATTGCTCAAGAAGTTCTTTAAAATTATTGTTCATTGATATAATCCAAAATTTTTGATTCAGAAATAGTTTTTACCTCGAACGGTTCAGTCGATGACTTCAAGTATTTGTTTACTTGAACCTCAGCGTCTGTGACCGAAACAGCATTGACGATGTATGTTCTCATGTGTTTCTTAACCTTACCCTTATCGTTTTCAATTTCAAATTGAACCTTTGCAATATAGAAAGCCATAACTTAATCCTTCTTTTTTATAAAAATGTTTGATAAATACTTTGCGTTTAGTTGGTCTGTTCCTGTTAGTGTATTCAACGGGAAATACCCCTTCTGTGTTCCTATCATATCGTTCTTTGTGCCAATATACAAATTTTCTCCTTCTTCCACAAGATACGCTGGTATAAAGTTTATATGTGTATCTGTGAATTCATCTGTATATTTCGCAAATATCTTCTTACCGATAGGAAACTCTTTACTCGTGTGCATTTGCATAGTCAGTAAATCTTGATTCATAAATATCTTCGCAGGCAACATACACATCCCATAATTGTTCAATATAAAAATCATTTGCATTATACGGTGTAAATTCACCATCATTGTTCCAGTAATCTGAATTTACCACAACCATAAGATATACATCTCTTCCCTTTGTCTCCAATCCGTACACATCAACATCTTCGATTGTGGCAATCGGCCACGGTGTACCTTCTTCGTTATAATTGTAATACTGACCACCTTGCCTTCCTACAAGAGTATTCAATCTTGTTATAATCTGGTGCTTTAAAGTTTCAGGTGTGACTACAATAGCCGTCTGATTTGATGGTGTGCTACTCATCGTGATAACCCAATAGTAATGTTGTAAATGAAAAATGTAAATGGAATTATTATTAAAATAAAATACAAAACATCACGTAAATACTTCTTCTTATCTTCAAGTTCTTTGATTTTATTGTACGTGTGTATAGAGTGTGCTAACTCTTCTTTTGTTATACCTTTACCGAACGTAGTGTACGCATCTGGGTCTGCAAGAAATACTTTTCCTATGTTCTCTTTTGAGGGATGGCGAGACCAATCAAACGGCTCTAATGTTCTACGTGTTTTCTTCATTGTTAAGTCCTATTGATTAACGTACTTGGTATGAATTATAGTTGTTAGTCTGTAAACCGGCGTTGACGTATGAGCTCCACGTAAACAAAAACAAAGTTGCAAAAATAAGAAATGATATAACACCTACCTTCATTCTGTCAACGTTTTCCAAGTAAGGAGCAACACGAATGAATGTCTTGTTACTTGTTCCAATCTTAACCTTATTAAATTCAATTCCAATAATCATTGTTATTTCCTTTTATTAGTTATATGATTTTGATGGTGGATTGATAAACCCGTCTTCAATCAAACGGTGTGCGGTGCGGCCGAACCAACCTTGTAAACTCCAACACAAACCTGTGTCAACAAGATGTTGCCAAGCCGCAAGAACTTGCTCTTGTGAGTCTGCATCTAAAAAACCTTCGGCGATACCAACAGCGGTGAAATCATCCATTTGGTAATTCATAGTTGCTTCCATTACTTCTTTACCTTTCGTGAAACTTTTGTTTGTGATGCCGACTTTGTTGTTTTGTTTGTACTTCCCTTTGGACGCCCACGTTTTCTCTTCTCACCAGTTACGGGGTCAATCTTTGGTGTTTTACGTTCAACGGGAATCATCTTTGCAACACACGAAGAACAAACCCATCGAACAATGTTACCGTCGTGGTTGATGTGTGTATCACACGTTTCACCACCCCAGTAAGGTGTTTTGTTTTTCTTGTGGTTGACACAGAAAA